CTGCTCACTCGCACGGCGATGTCATTATCTAGCAGAACCAAGAATGCTCTTCCGCACTTATCCGCCAGAAAGTCATACTCCGTGTTGAATTCGTGAGCAGACGTCACAAATTCGTGTCCATTCATTTCATCCTCCCTTTTTATTGGTTGTTGACTAGACCATTCTAGCCAAGGAAAGAACCTGTTTCCAGGTTTCTCCCTTCGCCAGAACTACTCTTCCATCCAGTCTACAGCATTGCCAGGTTGTGGGTATCTATCTCCTGACCATTTTTTGTCGCGCTCAATCTCTCGCTCTGCTTCCTCAATAGAAGCGACGACGTCTTCTGTAGGGCGAGCAATTGATCCGCCAGCTCTCAGCAATATGATCATGGCATCCTCCTGTGTTTTTGGTTTACAAGTTTCCTGGAAATTCGCTTGGATACTCACAGATGCCTAAATATCCGGAGTCCAAGACAAATACCACATAAAAGGAATATCCACCCAGAACGTCTTTTCGCTTTTTGATGGTGCACCAAACACCAGAGGCCCATATCTGGCGCTTGAGCCATCGAGCTTGCCTTTTTGTCATTTTGTTTTCGTCCTCCTGTTTTTCGACAAAATTAGTTTCCTATAGATACAGTTTCCTTGACAAGTTGGTTTCGCATTCAGGATGTTTCCGAGCTGGGTATAAATGCGAAAAGGTCATCGGTATGACAAGACACACCAATGGCTATATGTGAAAAGGGCATTAGTATGACAAGACACACCAATGGCTATGTGGATTGTTAAGCGGCTCATCCTCCTGTTTGTTGGTTAGACTATTCCAACCACCAAGGGAGCCTGCACTGCGCAGGCTCCTATGGTTGTTGGAACCAGACGTCTTTAGCAGTCGACGACCTTGACTTGCTCTAAGGCACTGTCGGTGATACCGATTTGAGCATTCTTTGTCATCGCCAGGCCGAATGTTGCGAGTGTCGTGCGAACGACGGTGAAAACATACGTTGATTCGCGCGGATTCAGTTTTTTCTTCGTTTCGTTCGCGTAGCGAATGTCGGCGCATGCGATCACGCTGTCGTTTGTGATAGGCTCGCCGTTGCCGAGAATCTTGGCAGCGACAAGCGCGTCGCAAACCGACTGGGCCCGGGTGTATCGTTTGGCAGCCTTTTTTCTTTTCTTGATTGTCGTGCGAATATTGCTGGTTGCGCGGCTCAAGGCTTCCCGAGTCGCAGTCAATTCTGCGTGCAACCGTGCAATCTCGTCGGGCTCTGTGGCAGCGTCGTATGCGATGAACGCCGCGAGCATACCACTTCCGAGATTCGCAAACGATACCTTTGAACGATTCTGCTTCTTACCCATGATAATCCTCCTGTTGGTTTTGTGCCCTCGGGCACGATTTACCGGCAGCCAAACGCCATGCTTGGCTGTCCGTCCGGAAAGACGAGAAACATTTTTGAGTGCTTCTCGCCTCCCCGATAACAGGAGGAGGATGAGGTCTATCTGAATAGATAGGGATTCTATGCGGGCATCGAGAATGGAAGCCGACTGATTTATATTTCGGAGCCATCAAAAGTAAAGCCGCGACACTAGATGGAGGGCCTATCCCTGCACCCTCAATACGGTGTATTTCGCATCTAAGCTATGCGCTCGGCCGTGTGAGTGCTAGACTATGATGGCCGGCAAAAAAACAGCGACCTTGATAATTCTCGATCCGTTCGGATCCTACCAAGCCGTTCCACAGAGTGGGAATTCCCGCTTGGCTTCACCACTCAATCGATTCTCAATTTCGCACGGTAGGAATATAACCGTCGCTATTTTTGAGAATTTCCTGAACGATGCTATTCGATTGTCAAAGAACAAGTGTTACAGTATCATTATAGCATACGTTGTAATACTTGTCAAGTCTTTTCTGTGACACACTGAAAAAAATATTCCGCTTGTCATGAAACGCACTAATATCAATGAAATATACAATATGTTAGATGAACGTCTAACAGTCAAATAACAATGAATTAGATATGTGTCTAACATAGTGACAGAGAAAATGCGTTCCCTGGGAGACTATAATAGAAACAGCACTCACACGCACAGAATTGCGCACAGAGCGTATATTATAGACTAGTAGCACACACAGAGAAGAGGCGTATGCAACGCAAAGCACGTAAAAAAGTAAAACCACATCCAACTACGAAAGCATACAAAAAACCATATAGCAACGTCCCTGCAGAGTATTTGGGAATAATTCCGTGTAATGGTGAAAATGGTAACAATGGAGAAAATGGTAAATGTGGTGCAATTGAAAATCCATGCTATACAAATAGAATTCCTGCATACGTGAAAGGATTGGCTCTGCTAGGTTTATCAGATATGAAGATTGCAGAGCACCTTGACGTATCGTTGACCAAACTAAAGGAATGGCGAAAGGAACACGCAGAGCTAGAGGCTGCAATAAAGGCAGGGCGAGACGTGGCCGATGGCGCCGTGGCTGAGGCTATGTATAAATTGGCTATTGGCCATACCATTTACCAAGATGATATTAAAGTGATAGACGGTGAGGTCGTGGTAACGCGTCTTGAAAAGCAAGTCTCACCCAACGCCACAGCGTGTATATTCTGGCTCAAAAATCGTCATTCGGAATTATGGCGCGATACGTATAGAAAAGAATTAACCGGTGCAGATGGTACACCATTTGTAGACCTCGGAGAGTTGAGTTTAGATGAACTTCGATTAGCAGCGAAACTCGGAATTCAGAATGAGACGAGACAGCTACTAGAATTCGATGAGAACCGCAAGGACGATAACACAGATGGAAAGTAACGGACGATTAAATATGGTACTACATGCAATTATGTTACCATATTTGAGAATTGACAAATATTGAAATATGGTAAGCACCGTGACGATGATACCATATTTGAGAATTGAGCATTTCACAACTTAGTTGAATCGGATCGAACCCCCCGGGGGGTCTTCCGCGGATGCGGTTTTCGGTGTGGGGGCTGATAAAGGTCCACACAATATTGAAAAATTTTTTGAAAAATTTCAAAGTCTTTTTTTGGTTTCCGTCTCTGCATCTTGACTTTGACTTTTTTTGACTTGCCAAACTATGTATTGTGCTGATGGTATTACTCAAAAAAATTTTGAATAATTTTCTTAACACACCATATCAAAAACACACTCTAAGCGATATGATTGCGTATAGTGATAGACAGACATTAACAGTGATAAGATCATTGATTCTGATGCATTCTCTGAAGTCTCATGAGGTGTGTAGCTGATGAGTAGTGCTGCTGTTGTGCCATCTCAAATTCAAGAGCAGAGAGAAAGAGCCATATTACTGCAAAATGCTATAGCTAATCCTGAGATTGCTGTTGCTGAGTTGTGTCGTAGGTCTTTGTATGAATTCTTACAGACGTTCTGGAGTTGTTTTTCCACTGATGAGCCTCTCTGGAACTGGCACATAAAATACCTATGCGATGAGCTTGAGATAATAGCTGAGCATGTGTCACTGAACTTACCGAAAAAGTATGATTTGATTATTAATGTTCCGCCCGGCACTACCAAAAGCACCACATGCTCAATAGCATTTCCCATTTGGTGTTGGCTCAAATGGCCATGGATGAGGTTTATCGTCAGCAGCTACAGCGGTATTTTGTCTCTTGAACATGCAGAAGTAGCACGTGATACCATACGTAGTAAGCTGTTCAAGCGTTTGTTTTCTGATTTGACTATCAAAGAAGATAAGGACACGAAAAGCAACTATCGTATTGTGTCAAGAGTTGGTCATAGGGGTCAGAAGACTGGTGGCAACAGGTACAGCACAAGTGTTGGCGGCACAATGACCGGCTATCACGGTCATATTCTTATTGTGGATGATCCGTTGAATCCGCAGCAGGCCGCCAGTGACACGGAACTCTATAATGTAAACAGATGGTTTGAGCAGACACTTCCTACACGACGAATTGAAAAGTCCGTTACACCTACTATTCTTATCATGCAGCGGCTTCACCAGAACGATCCCACAGGGTTTCTACTCAACAAGAAAAGCAATATACGGCACATTTGCATACCGGGTGAGATTCGCAATTTCAAATACAAACTCAATCCGCCTGAATTGGAACGATACTACAAGGATGATCTGCTTGATCCTGTTCGCATGTCCTGGTCCGTGCTGAAAGAGCTTGAAGTCGATTTAGGCCAATACGGCTATGCCGGTCAGATTGGACAGGATCCCGTGCCGCCCGGTGGTGGTATGTTCAAGGTTGAGAATTTCATCACAATCAACACTCCACCCAAGCCACTGGATGTTCAGATGATTGTTCGTTACTGGGACAAAGCTGGCACTGCGGATGGTGGTGCGTACACTGCTGGCATAAAAATGGCAAAATTAAGGCATAATGCAGGTTTTGTCATTCTTGATATGGTCAGAGGTCAATGGGCAGCTATGAAGCGTGAGCAGGTTATACG